GATTACAGTTGTCTTGAGGTACTCGTTGTAGTTGCGCGACTGCTGAGCAACGGCTCCGCCAGCCATCTGGCCCAGTGTGTTCTGCATGTTGCCGTCGCGCTGCTTCGCGTGTAGGAAGATCGGTGACTTCTCGATCTCGACCAAGCGCAGGTGCAAGCTGCCTACGTCGTCCTCTTCGTAGCCACGCGCAAACGAGCGCATGAGCTGACGGAACAAAGTCTCGCAGTAGTCCGGGATGGGAATGAACGCCGTGTCCTCGGTGATGGCCCGCCAGCCAGCTCGGTAGTACATCGTCAGAGCGTTGTACTTGGTGATTGTGGGCGTGGGGTAGATCTCTAAGCGCCACGCACCTTGACCAGCCGACTCCGTTCCGTTTGAGTCGTAGTTGTGGCCACGCGTGATAGCGCCCCAGTAGCGGAAGTTGCCCACGGCCACTTCGTTGGTACGCAGCTGGTTGATAAAGCCCGTGTCCGTTAGGTTGAAGCTGTTGACTAGACCTTCGGTGGGTTGAATATTGATGATGTTGCCAAAGTCAGACGGCAGGGCAATGCTGTCGGTTTTAACCTTTGCGGCAAAGCCAGTGACGCTTGTCGCGCCTGGGCCACCAGCGGGGTCGTAGGTCCAGCCAATATGGATAGCGTCGTCGCTCACCCTATTGATGACGGGGAAGCGACCGTACGGAGTGCCCGAACCAGCTGTGATCACAATCGAGTCACCGTCTAGCCACGAGTAGCCAGAAAAAGATCCGGCTTTGGTGAGGTGATGCTGTCCGTCGTGCCACGAAACCGTTCCGCTTACATCAATCTCGGCTCTGAAGTCCAGCGAGACGGGTGGGCGGTCTAGCCACATCCAATCGTGCATAGTGACCAGGTACTGGCCAACTTCGTTCAGCAGGCCGATTGGATCTAGCTGCCCGGACAGAGAGCCACCAAGCGAGTGCTCGATCTGAGACAGGGCAGATTGCACGGTCAGAGCCATGGCTACAGCATACCAAAAAAAGAGGCGCCACCGAGGAGATCCTCGATGACGCCTCTTGTCATCTAGGCAATATTACGCGCCGTGGTAGCCCAGGCCGTACAAGCCATCGAACAAGCAAGCACGGACTGCGGCTGCACCAGAGGCGTTGGCCTCAAGCACATACGCAACAGCCAGGTGGTTGGCTGCGTTAGACGAACTAGCGCTCAAGGCCTTGGTGGTAGCCGTGGGCCGCATCATCGCAGCGACGCTCGTGCCGTCCGGAATGGTGCAGCCAGCAACGCCACGGATGCGAACACGAACCGATGCGCCAGCAGCAGCTGTGTCCAGGCAAACGCCAAAAATCTTGCGCGTGCTTGCGATGAAGTCATTCGCGCCGGGAGTTGCAGTCGTTGCCGAAGGAGCCCAGTAACAGGTTCCATCGGTCGTGCTGTAGCTAGGCGAAGGCAGCACGACGATGTCGCCAGCAACCACGCCACCGCTTTGGGCGGTAACGCGGATGTCAACCGGCGCACCGGACGAGTTGTAGCTGGCCGGGCCAGCGGTGTAGACAGTTTGGGGTGCAAACATTGGAGTTTCCTTTTTTGTGTAGTTGTTTGTTTAGTGATCAGTAGGCGGAGCAGTCGGCACCCGTCGGGTACACGATGCCGTGACGCTGGCGCGAGCGAGCGACGAGGTTCCACCAGCAGTCGGTAACGACGACCGTGGTGAAGGGCTGGTTCGGGTGAACCATCGGAGCCTTGCTAACCATGTAGCGGCTCGTGTGGAAGACCGGGCACATGTACTGGCCGTTGATCCAGTAGTAACGCGGACCAGCGGTAGCCGCCGATGCCGTGTCGTCCTCGGCGTAGTAGGTGGAACCAGCGCTGCCGTACAGGGCAGCCGTGTCAAGGGCTGCAACGTACTGCAAGTCGATACCGCCGTACTGCGGGGTGAGGTAGGCCGGGTCCTGGTAGTTGGCGATGCCAGTGAAGCGGTCTTGCGACGAGCGCAAAAGCTGCTGGTAGGCGTTCAAGCCCTTGCGCGAGCACGCAATGTATTGCGCGTTCAGCTTGGGGTTCTCGAAGTACTCCTGCTTCGTCGGCGGCGCTTCAAACTTGACCTTGTAGAACATCTGGTCGAAGGCACCCATGATGTTCGAGCGCGGCGTGGCGGCGTTGATGTAGTCCGTGCCACCCGTGAAGGTCTGTGTTTGCGGCTTCCAACGAGTCTTGGTCGACGGGTTGATGTCGTGAATAGTGGTGAACGCGTCACCGTTGTAGTCGAACAATCCGTTGGACTTCTCGTTGATCAGCGCCGGGATCGAGTACGGATAGAGGCCGCCAGCGGCTTCCATCTCCGACGCCTTCGGCAAGCGCCAGAGCAGGTCTTCCCAGCCGTTGATCATGCTGGTCCACATGCGCATCTCTTTTTCCTTCTTGAGACGCTTGTAGATGCCACGCAAGGCTTCGTTAGAAGCACCACCGCCGGTGTTGAGCTCGATTTCTTGGTCGGTCCACGACATGTGGTCGACCGAGAATCGCCAGTCCACCTTCATCGTCGTGGTGACCTGGGGGTTTTGCCAGGTGAACACGTCGTTGGGTTGGTACTGTTGGAACGTGCTGTTTTCGTCGAGGATCAGCGCATCCTTGATAGTAGCGCCGCCCTGAAGGACGAAGGATTTGTCCGCTCCCTTGAGGAAGCGGCGCATAATGTACGAGTTCTTCTGAACTTCGTTGATCAACATGTCCGCCGACGTGAGATACGACGGGCCTGTTGACGCAATGAAGTCAGTGAACGTGCTGAGTGCGGAACCCATGGTTCAATGCCTTTTCTTGTGTGTTAGTTAACCAAAGTAAGCCTGACGGGCGGCATCGCGGCCCTTGCCAGACATAAGCGCGTCGAGAACTGCGTCCTCTTTATCATCCACGCTCATAGCAGGCGTAGGCGTCTTGCGCGAGGTAGTGGTTATCTGCCCCTGCGCCCGTTTGACTTGGGTGTTTTTGCGGGAAGTAGCCTCTTGGATGTCGTCAAACAGCTCCAACTTAGACGCATCGAGCATAAGTTGCTCCATGCTTTTATAGTTGGGGTCAGCTTTGGCGAGCAATCCCATACGACCAACTACACGCTCAAACTTCTCCTCGTCTTGAAGCCCCGGAAAACGATCCGAAAGCTTCTCTCTGATTGACTGCCCAATCTCCTCGCCACGCTGCTCAACAATCGCTGCCTGGTACTGATCGTACGACTCCAGCTTTTGTTGTAACGGCGCTAGCGCGGCCTCAAGGGCAGACGCCAGAGCTTCCTCGACCTCAGGTCCGAGTCCGATTGCGTCTGAAACGGGCTTGGCAATAGACTTGTAGTCAATAGCGAAACGACCATCTTTACCGCGAGGTTGGCCCGAGGGTTCCGCTGAACCAGGCTCCTCATCGTCGTCGTTTTTCTCTACAGCCTCTGCTGTTTCGTCCTCAGACTCTTCTTCTTCAGCTTCGTCAAGGTCTTCGGCCTTCTTGTTGGCAGCTTCCTGCAACTTCTTGCCAAAGGCGGAGTGACGTTCTGTAGCCTTTTTGCCAAGTGCGATGACTCGCTCCTGGCTTAAAACTGCAAGATCGTCATCATCCCACCCGTCGAGCTTAAGCGCCTTAACGGCCTTGTCGTAGCCCTTGGGATTTCCGCTTGCGGACTCCTGTTGCTTCGACTCGCTCTTCGGTTGTTCGCTATCCAGCGGCACGTTCTTGTCAAAGAACGACTTTTCAGCCTCTGTCATCACCTCTGATGAGGTATCCAGGACGCCATCTAGCTTTGTCTCCTGGACTTGGGCTTCCGCTGCTTGGTTTTGCGCTTCCGATGCCTGCTCGGTCATTGTATTTATCCTTTATACCACATCACTCGTAGATTACTTGGTCAAGCTTGGTGTCTTTGCTCTTTGACACCGACTCTTTGACCTCGTGTATGCTGTTAAATCGAGGCTTTCCAGTGCCGGGCTCGTGGTCTTTTGCGTGAGGCCACCACCGTGGAAGCGAGTTGCTCACAAATTTGGCCGTCGGAGCTACTTTTGCCTCCGGCATCACTGGTATTCGCACCAAAACTCGCCCAGATCTCCGCACTGAAGCCCCAATCTTGGGGGCTTTGCCTATTTTGTAGTCTATCTCTACTACTTCGCCCGTACTTTTGTCTTCAAACAGGTAGATCATGGAGCCATCGGGTTGGGCTGAATGCCCATTTGTTGCGGTATTGTAGACTGAGCCGGTGCCGGTGCGGGTGTAACAGTGGACTTAGGCGGGGATCCACCTGGCTGTACCAGTCCAGGGCGTTTTTTAGCACCAACATCAGACGCAGTCCTTGCCGGTTCACCGGATTGCTTGACCTGAGCGCCCTGCAACATCTGCTGCTGCATTTGCCGGGCAACATTTATGTCGACGACCCGGGCCAGGTCAGGCGTGTTTGTCATGTTTCCGATGACATTCAACAGCGCTTGCAGATCGACTGGCGACGATATCGCCTGGGGTATGATCTGGGTAACGATCTGGACCAGCTGCATCATGCGAGACTGCATCTGCTGCTCGCTGACTCGCTCCATGGAGTACGGCTCGATGTCTAGGTCTAGGTCGCGGAAGCTGTATCCGGTCATATCTTCCGGTACACCGCCCTGATACCAAGGCTCACCACGCTCCTCGTATATCTCTTCCTGGCTAGTACCGAGGATGCTTGCCATCTCGTCGCCAACGGGGAAGACGATTCGGTCGTCGTGATACATGTACCAGGCGACCTTACGCAGCAGGTCTGTCACGGAGTCCGTGAACTGCTGCTTGATAAATGCCATGCGTGCAGTGCTGGCCTCTGCGGCTATTGCGTTTTCAGTAGCTGTGCCCGACCCAGCCACATTGCCACGCATGGCGTCCGACATACCCGAGATGCGGTCACGGCGCTCGCGCTCAATCTGCAACGCATTTAGCGCCGCAGGCGTGACACCACCAAGTTCGACTTCCTTCAGGTTGTTGTTCAGCTCCTCGGTATTGACCGGGACGACGTCGCCGTCCTCCGAGCGCTTGACCTTCTTTTGTAGGTCAGGTTCGGCACGCGACACAAACGCGATGCGTTTGCGCTGGGTAGCAGCCTTCATGACCGCCTTGGCGTGCATGTTCAGCGTCTCGACCTGGGCCTGGATAGCCACCGTGCTAGACAGCGGAACCGTAGAGTCGGGCACCGGGTAGGTGCCAAACATCACATACGGTCCCTCTACTGGGCCGTAGTACATGCGCGGCTTACGGATGTACACACCCTTCTTGTCGCTGCTAGAACCGCTAGTGGCCTGGCCAACGGCTATCGTGAAGATTGCGCCGTTAAATCCTTCTTCGGGGCCAGGTTCGCCTTTAATCTGGTGGCCAGGAATGTAGACCTCGTAGCAGACAACTTCTTTACGCGAAGGAGTTCCATACTTGTTGTCTCGATCTAGCTTATCTGTGCCAGCGTCTTCAGCCAGGTTCTTTATTGCTTCCAGATCCCACCCGTCGTCCGGGTGCTCTTTGGCCACCTTCTCAAGATCGTCTTTGTCCCGTGCCCAGACGTGGCCTATGAACCGCGCCTCGGCGATATCCAAGGCATGCGGATCCCAGAACACGCGCTTAGGGGACAGCCGCTCTACGATTGGCCGATACGGCAAAGCCACCTGTGCCCATGCCGGAGGTAGGCGATCCTTGTCAGGCTCCATGTGGACAACGGCCATGCCCCAGCACAGGAAGTTGTCTAGACCGATACGAACCAGCACACGGCGCAGATGGGTATCACGGATCCAACGGTTCATGCCCGCCTGGATACCAGTGGCAATGTCCTGGATGGGGCCAGGACGGTAGGCCTGCACGCGCACGCGAGGGTTGTCGAAGATAGTCTTCGGCAACAGCAGCGACACGTACTCGAACTCGTGGTTCTCGGGCTCGAAGCCCTGGATGTCGTCGCCTAGGAAGCTAGGACCAACATAGCGCTTCTTGCGGCGCTCATAGCTGCGGAGATGTTCGTCTCGGAACTTCTCTGCCGACTGGATCTCGCTATAAAGGTTAGCCGCGTCTGTGTTGATCATGTGTCGTGGTGTGAGCTCTAGCCGCCCTCGATATTATCCCAAACTTCGTCATGGCCAAGCACTTGTGCCCAAGTAATTTGAGAAGTTCGAGAGGGCTCCTTCTCTGGCGTAAGGTCCCGGCGGTGGATAAACGACACGGCGTAGCGCATAGAGTCGCACCCGTGGTCAGCGCAGCTAGGGTCTGTGCGCTCCGTGTCAAGCTTGCCGTGCTCGCTTTGTGCATACACATAGCTTGGTATTTCCTCCACAGTACAGCACGGCAAACCCTTCTCGTGCAAGTTGGCGTCACGTTGCTCCAGGCTGTCCCGCAGGATCATGAGGCCTGGCTTGCCTCCAGGCAGGATCCGCAGGTACTGCCTCACCATGTCTAGGCCACCCATGTCGCCACCCATGGTTGTACGCCGGTTGTTGGCGGAACGCACAAGCCTGGGTGCCCCGGCATCGTTCAGCTTGTCGTTCACCAGCTTGATAGCATCAGGCCTGGACGGGTCGGCCACGACCGCCTGTAGCTGGTAGTCGACATAGGCTTTCACCACCTTGTCGGCCCACCACTCCAGCTGCTGGCCACCCATGTACACCTCTTTCAGCATGTACATCCGGCGCTCCCCGTCTACGCCCCACACCTGCATGACACCGGCAGCTGTGTAGCCCCAGTCCATGCTGGCGAAGGTCCACCGGACATCCAGCGTAGACATGACCATCTTCAGGTCGCCAGAAGGCCGGTTTATGACGTTCTTAGACTCGTCCCAGTCCTCCCATACCGCACCCTCAGCTGACACCCACTCCCCATACAGAAGCCTACGCTTGCGGACGCCAGTCAGCCTGGCGAGGTTGTTCACATAGGCAACCCCCTCCTCCGTCCACTCCTGCTTCTTCGCGCAGTACCACTTGGGGTTGTCGGCGTGCTTGGAGTCCAGCCTACGGGTCCTACCATCTAGGAACCGCCTGTACAGCCAGTGCCGCTCACTCTCCGGGTTGCAGTCACCCAGCAGCATCTGGATCGGAACCTTCCAGTTACGAAGGCCCCGCCGCAACCGCTCCCACTCGTCCTCTGTCAGCTCCGTACACTCCTGGACGTAGATGATGTCCCAGTCCGTGGAGTACAGCCTAGTAGGGTTGTCCAGGCCACCCACCGCCAGCTCGCTCTCGTTCGCCAGCCGGTAGCTCTGCCGGTGTGCCCTAGCAGGCCCCACCAGCACCTCACTCCCAGGAGGTATCACGTCCTGCTCCCAGGTCTTCAGGAACGCCTCCGACAACGACACACGGGTCTTGCGGATCACCAGTATCCGCGCATACGGGTAGGTGTTCATCACCCACCACAGGAAGTGGCCTATGCCCCGGCTCTTGCCAGTGCCGCCAGGACCAGCTATGGCTATCTCCTTCACCTTCTCCACTCCAGGCTTAGACACCTCATCCCACAAAGATGCTGGCGCACCTCTAACTTCTACAGCCTGCTTAACTTCCTTAGACTGACTCACTTACGGCAACCCCTGCTCTACAGTAGAAAGTTTTACACAAATACCCCTCTTGACAAGGTTTTCCGGAGTGTGTATCATCCGGGCCATAGGAGGGAACCGAGGGGGAGGGTGGTTCTCCTCTCCTGTAGTCATGAGTCCTGAGACTCCTCACCTGACTGATCGAAACTTACAGGTGTTACGTTTCCAAGAACCTCAACAGTTGGCTTAGAGGCTGACGCCTCTACTCCAATGTCTAGTAACTTTGGAGATGTAGGGGTGGGTGCAAGG